CTGCCACTGAGCCTACATGGAGCACGACTGCAGCATCCATTAGCGACGGTACCACGACATGGGAGTATATGCCTTACCCAATCTTTAATGATGGCGTATATAAATTCGAGTCTGGTCAATACGACTTCACATTGGATGACCACAATCGTCTAGCGGCTATGGTTGCATACGCAATTGAGCCAAGTAAAGCCTATGTTAAAGGTTACGAGATTAGCAAGATTACAACTGAATATGTACCGGCGTTTAAGTCACGATACATTCCAGCAGGAAGTAATAACTTATGTGATTACTTTGGCGTTGAACACGGCTCATTAGTTGAAATTGATCAATCAGTCTCTGCCGAAAAGACCGCAACATTGGACCTATCTATGGGTTCATATGTTATTGCTGAAAATCTTTTATTTGCACCAGATCTATCCACCTTTGAGAAAGTTACATTGCGCAATGTTGCACTTTCTAGTGGTACAATTGGTAGCACTAGCTCTGTCATCGGTACGGCTCGTGTCCGCGGTCTAGAGTTACATGATAAAGGCGCAACTGTTGCTGAAGACCAATACAAAGTATTCTTGTTTGACATCCAAATGAATGGATTAAACACATTTGATCAGGTTGCTGCCATCTATGATAGCTCTACTAAATTCAAGTGTGACATGGTTGCCGGAGTTGATAACTTTACGGTGCTAAATGATCCAAATAATTTCTCTTTGATTCACCAATTACCTGATTATGCAATCAAAGAAGTTACTGAAGCTAATTACGACGTTGTTTACCCATTAACAATTACTGGTACAGAACAAATCGTCAGTCCTCCAGCAGGATTCTCTTTTGACTCAGTGAGTGGCATTGGTAACTATGTACTTATCATGAAGTCAGGCGGTTCAGAAAACGGTTCTTACATTGAATATAATACTTCTGGCCAACCGCAAATTGCTATTAATGGTTCAGGACAATTGGAAGTTACCGCTCTAGAATCAAGCGTGGTTTACACTCTATTTGCAACGCTTATTTCTAATGGAAATAGTGGATTTAGCACTGCATTATCTATCCCTGAGGATAGGGTAGATTATTTCATGACTGAAGAATTGGCTGCTCCAGTTTCTAGGGTTCTAACTTTACAGAAATCGTATGTTGCCCGATTGATTTCTGTTATGCAAGATACAGGCGACTTTGATAATCCAACCGGAACTTACGGAGTAGACATCACTAACCGCTACACGCTAGATAGCGGCCAACGTGATACACATATTTCCGTTGGTAAACTATCATTGGCACCAAATGCTCCAGCCCCGACTGCACCGCTTAAGGTAACATATGAATATATTATGCCATCTGGTGATTCAGGCGGCAAGCTATTCACTGTTGATTCATATATAGCAGAAAATTCTAATATCTCATATGCCAGCATTCCTAGCTTTAGCTTAAATCAATTAAGAGACTGCTTAGACTTTAGACCATATGCATTAGATTCTGCTAATACATTCTATACACGTTTCATGCCTAAATTTGGCAGAAATGCAGTATTCAAGTATCATGCATACTTAGCTCGTGTCGACTGTTTGTCTTTGAACACGAAGGGTCAATATGTAGTTTCATACGGCATTCCTGATGATATTAATCCTCAAGAGCCAACAATTCCAACCGAAGCAATGAAGCTAGCGGTAGTGAACGTTGAACCATACACATTCTCTAGCGACGGCCTAGAAGTAAGTCGTGTTGAAAACAAACGTTACACCATGCGCGATATCGGTAAGCTAGAGCGTCGAATTAAAGATCTAGAATATTACACATCGTTGTCTATGCTAGAAGCTGATACCAGCAACATGCGTATTGTCGATTCAAATGGACTTGATAGATTCCAGAACGGTTTCTTGGTAGATACATTTGATGGACAAGGTATTGGTAACACTGCTTCTAATGAATGGAATGCATCAATCGATTCTAAGAAGAAAGAATTGCGCCCATTCTTTGCTCAAAGACAAGTTGATTTGTTAGAAAACGTAGATAAAGCAACACGTGATTACTCCATCTTAGGTGACATCATCACGATGCCAATTTCTTCTGAAATTGACATGATTAGTCAATTACGTGCAAGTAAAGACATCTCAGTTAACCCATATGATTTGTTTACCTTTAAAGGTATCATGTACTTGAACCCATGGTCAGACACATGGTTCTCTACAGATCGTCGTCCAGATATTATTATCAACGACGATGGTCAATATAACGCGTTGGTTGCTAAAGCTGAATCCGATGGAGTATTGGGTAGTGTTTGGAATGCATGGCAACTAGTATCTCAGGGCGAACCAGTTACAATTGGCAGTAAACTAGATGTTATTTCTAGCAATGCTCAAAGTAATAGATTTGCAAAAATTGATACTGATTTGATTAACTCCGGTGGTAGTGGCGTTGGTAATGGTCCATATTGGAGATCACGTGCGTCATTTACATCTGAAGAATTAGGTGCGATTGGATTAAATCCAGCTCAAGCAGGAAATTGGGGATACTTAAGATCATCAACTGCTTCTTCAGTTGCAGGTTCACGCGTGTTGACAATTGAAACTGATGCAGTGGAAACAATCAGCTCACGTTCAGGTAAGAGAACATTTATTGAGGATAAGATCGACTCAAGAGTTGTTGATGACAAGGTTGTGGAAACACGCGTTGTTCCATATATCCGTCCAAGAGCGGTTCTATTTACCGCTAGCGGCTTGAAGCCATCCACAGAAGTTAATGGTTTCTTTGATGGTATTAAAGTTGATCAGTATATTACACGTGCACAAACTATTCGTGTTCAGTTAATCACTGGTTACGGAAGCACATTCGATACTGCAAGAAACTGTGGTTCAGACGTTTCTAAAATAGAACGTTTGATCGAACAACCAGCCTATGGTCAAGGCACAATTAATGTTGTTAATAACTCAACCGCTGTTGTTGGTTATACTACAGGATTTTTGAGTGAATTCATCGCGACAGACTTTATCATCATCGATGGTACTGAATATCGTATTGCTGAAGTTACCGATAATACAAACTTAGTATTGGAAACTCCGTATACTGGACAAACTGCAGACGAGATTGCATATAAACGTCGAATTCCAGGCGTTGCAAACTCTGAAGTTGAAGTTGCGTTTAACCACGGCGAAGTCATTCGCGATAGTGTAACTGGTGCAACAGCCATCGTCGTTGGACAAGAAGCGCATAAGATCAATGCAACAACTACACATTATTACCTACATATTTTAAACATTAAAAAGGGAAATAGCAGTAGCGCCTTTAGTACAGCATCAGCTGCATTCTTAGAAGGACAGTATACAAATACTGATGGCAACGGTGGAAGAAAGCCACGTGTTAAGTATGTTAATACACCGAGCGCAGAAAATCCAGCTAGAAAAATTAAAACTTCATTGACAGGTCAGTTGCATGGTATCTTTAGAATTCCAAATAACCCTAAAGATCGTTTTAGAACTGGCGTGCGTGAGTTAGTATTCACCGATTCTGGAAATCCTAAAGAAAGCGGAAATACTAGCACTACCGCAGTATACGAAGCAAACGGCGTGGTTACAGTTAAACAGCGTACCGTGATTTCTACTAGAACTGGTTCACTGAAGGTTGAAGACTTAGATCCAGAAAGCAATGCAATCATCACAACAACTGATAGATTAACGCGTGACACCGGATGGTTTGACCCATTGGCTCAGACATTTATGGTTCAAGAAGAAGGAGGAGCGTTTATCTCCTCAGTCGATTTGTTCTTCTCTGCCGTTGATACTAACATTCCAGTTCGTATCGAGATTCGTGAAGTTGTTAACGGTTATCCAGGTCAGATTGTTTTACCATTCTCTAGAGTGTTTAAGAAACCTGCTGATGTGTATACATCCGCAACTGGTACAGTGGCAACAACGTTCAGATTTGAATCACCGGTGTACGTGCAAGAAGGTACTGAATATGCTTTGGTTGTCTTGTCAGACTCTGCTGCATTCCGTGTGCACATTGCAGAAACTGGTGCAGAAGATTACAACGGCAATAAGATTTCGTCTCAGCCATATAATGGCGTTTTCTTCAAATCACAGAATGCTTCCACTTGGACCGCATCTCAGATGGAAGATTTGAAATTTGTGATGAAAAAATCACAGTTTACTTCAGGAACATACGAAGTTGAATTGGTTCCGCCTAAGACAAACTTGAGAAACTTGGATTACCATCCATTTGCGTTTGTACAGGGTTCTAAGAAAGTTCGCGTTGCCCATAGAAACCATGGTTTTGTAGTTGGAGAAACTGTCGAGATCTCAACTCGCCAGACTATCACTGATATTAATGGTTTCTTAGCTGCTGATATATTCAAGACCCATACAATCATTTCCGCAGAAGAAGATTCATATGTGATTGAATTGACATCTTCTGCAACTGCTGCTGATGCAACTGGTCGCGAAGGTGGAGCATACATATACGCAACAGAGAATTATGAATTCTCTACGGCAATGTTGAATGCGGCAGTTACAGCAGTTTCAGGTACATCAATTAGTTATGTTCTTAAAACTGTAGATCATGCCGGTCAGTCTTACTTCAATACATTAGTTAATGGAGAAAACACTAGCTTTAATACACCACGTGTATTAACACACTCTCTAGAAAATACTACTGATGTTGTTGTAACTGCAAAACTAAGTAGCACAAATCCTAACGTATCTCCAGTCTTAGACGTAGGTAGAATTGCGCTAACGATGGTTAATAACAAGGTTGATAGTCCGCGTGCATTGACAGTAAATGATCCAGATTTGGACGAGTACATCTTGGCCAATACTACCACGATCAATGATACTACTGCGCCAATGAGTTTGACTGGTACTAATACGATCACTATTGCTGCTTCGGAAACAGAATTGTTTAACACATTCAGTGAATTGCAAGTTGGCAATACAATTCGTTTTAGATACACCAATCTAGATAATTCCTTGGCAACTAAGATTGTATTCGTGGCTCAACACTTCGTTGATCCGGATGGCAATTTGGTTATTGAATTTGATACCGAAGACTTTACTGATCCAGGTTTAATGGAAACCCCATCTGGTAGAACTGTAGATATCCATTGGTTATCACATTACAATTCTGAAATTGGCGTCAATAACGGGTCAGTCACTTCTAAGTATGTTACCAAGAAAATTAACTTGGCACGTCCTTCAGAAATGTTGAGAATTATGATGGCAGCATCTATTCCTAATGATGCAGACATCGAAATTTACTACAAAACCGGTCAATCGATCGATAGCGATTTTATTGCATCTAGATATTACCGTGCGGCTCCAACTAGTGGATATGTTAAGTCAGATTCACAGTGGACAGACCTATCATTTGATGTTGAAAACCTAGAACCATTCACCAGCTTGATTGTTAAGATAGTGATGCGCTCGAGTAATATTGCCAAGGTTCCACGCATTAAAGACTTTAGGACAATAGCATGCGCAGCGTAAATATTCAATATTTACAGGTAGAAGATAATACGTCTCTGATACGGGACGTATCTTCCAATGCTGTTATAAATAATAATGACGTTGAGTATGAGCAATACCGACGTAGAAAAGATGTATTGGTACGTCAGAACACACAGATCCAGAATCAAGTGAAAGAGATCGATTCTCTTAGACGTGATATGACAGAAATAAAACAAATGTTAAGTGCACTACTATTAAAGGCCGATAAATGACAGCTATCTTAAACCCAGTTAAAGTTGCTACCAATGCGCCACTTTCTGCAACAGCTTATGTGGAAGGCAACTATATTGATTCGCCATTAAGAATTGATGACGTCAATATCTACCTTGATGATAGAGTTTTATTTAAATCTCAGACCAGTGCGGTAGAAAACGGAGTATATGTTGTAGCATCCGTTAGTTTAACTGAAATAGTTGGTGGTGCAACTCAACTTCGTAATGTATTAGTTCGAGCGGATGATATGTTGGCAGATGCAGATGTTTTTGCATCCACTATTGTGTTTGTTCAAGAAGGCACTCTATTTGCAGATACTGGTTGGGTTATTACTTCGGCTCCTGCTGCCGGTGATACGCCACTTACGGTTGGAACAAATACATTAACGTTTGTAAGATTTACTATTAATCCAAACGTAGCTCTTGGCGATGCCGTATTATCTACTTTAGTATTACGTAGAGACAAAGGTTATCCACTAACCAACGATGAATTAGATAATAACTTTAAATATTTAGGATTATCCTTATCAGAAAAAGTAGATATTGAAAACTATACTCCCGAAGTTATCGTTGGTAAAATCGCAGAGTTAACTTATGCTCAAGCGAATATTGATGCCAACCGCGTGCATGGTTATTACCCGTCAGAAGCTGCTTTAGACATCAACTATCCAGAGCAAACTACAGTTGCTTTAAGAACTGCAAACAGCGAGATCTTTGCAAATACATTCATTGGCGATTTGGATGGAAGTGCTGCCTTGTTAGAAGGCGAAGACAAGATATTCTACACTAACGTTAATAATATTACATCCGGCCAATTGGCAATTGAACATGGTGGAACTGCAGCAACCAATGCAGCAACTGCGCGTACAAACTTATTAGTATTAGGTACCCAGGGTACTGAGGCGATGACTGGCAAGTTAACTCTTGCCGCGGCGACTGCTGATAGAGCCTCTATTAATATGACTAGCGGCACTGCTCCAACACTAAAAGTGCATGGTGACATGTATGCTGAAAATAATCAGCTCAAATATACTAATGCAGCTCTCCAAACTAAGACTGTTGCATTCTTAGAGTCGCCAGTAATCGTAACTCCAACACTATTGGATAATCCAGCTTCTAGTAGCGATAGTAAAGCCGTAGCCACTACACATTTTGTTAAAAACAATTTAGATATGGTAGAGTCTGGATTACAGACACAAATAAACACTAAAGCACCTATCGCGTCTCCAACTTTGACTGGTGTTCCAAAGGCTCCGGATATTGGAAAAACTTCAACATCTCAGATTGCCACAAAGACTTACGTTGATGGTTCAATCGTCACTAATAATAATTTTTATTATACTAAGGCACAGATTGATACAACATTCTCAAATCTAAAGGGCGGATCAACCAGAACCCTTGAACAAATCGACAATGATGTACAAGATGCTTTAGCTAATGTTGGAATTCCTGTCGGTAGTATAGTATACTTTGCCGCTAATTCAGTACCATATGGTTGGTTAGAGGCTAATGGTGCATGGCTTTCACAATTAACATATCCTAGATTATATGAAGTTATTGGTGGAACATATGGACGAACTACGACTAAGTTTAGACTCCCAGATTTAAGGGGCGAGTTTATTCGAGGTCATGACAACGGAAGAGGCGTTGACCCTAGTCGTATATTCGGATCAAATCAACTTGATGAATTTAAGTCACACACTCATACTTTATGGGGAAATGATCGCGGTACAGCTAGTAATCAAAAATACGCACCTGGTTTGTACAAAGACGATGCCGAAGGATTTACAGGAAACGCTTCGCAAATTGGAGAACCAAATACAATTAGACCAACAGGTGGAGTTGAAACACGCCCTCGCAACGTTGCAATGAAAGCGTGTATTAAGGTTTTCGGCGAGGTGGATGACGCGGATCAAATTTTAGCTGCTGCTGTTATTGGAGATGTAAATAACAAGCTAGATAAAGCCGGTGGTTCTATGACTGGATTTTTGACGCTTCATTCAAATCCAACATCATTATTGCACGCAGCAACAAAAAGCTATGTTGATACTTCTATTGACAATGTCTCGTTGTTGCCAGGTCCTAGAGGTCTTACTGGACCAACAGGCCCTCAGGGAGCACGAGGACCAACGGGTCCGGCCGGTCCATCTATAAAAATCACATCTGGTTATAATTATACTGCTAGTTATACGAATATAGTAGGAAACTGGCATAATTCCTATAACTATTTTGATGTGTATCCACCATCTGGGTATTCCATGTCAAATTTGCGTGGTTTTATTGCATCAATTCACGTTATTCATTATGCCGGTGGTGTTGATGGTAACGATTCAATACGATGCGTATATCAATATTACTCAAATAGAATCCGGGTATGGGTGCAAGGCACAGAACAAAGATCAAATCCTGCAGCAAACTGGTTTGCTGCTTGGTCCTAATTAAACAATTGAGGTAAAAATGTATTACGTATACTTAGAAGATTCGCAAATTACTTCGATATTAAATTACGAAGCAAATGTCCCGGACACGATAACGGCCGTACAAATTAGTGATGAAGATTATGATGAAATGCATCAGCAGTATCCAACCAAGAAGTTTGACATAGCTACTCTTAGCGTGGTTCCAGTTGATAATTCTGCGCAGGAGGCATTAGATAAATCTAATGCCCAGAATAGAGAAATATTAAATTCTACTGATTGGAAAGTGATGCGCCATATTCGTGAACTAGCACTTGGACTAGATACATCATTGAGCGAAGAAGAATACTTGTCGTTAGAACAAGAGCGTGCCGCAGCTGCATCACGAATCGTTCAATAAGCTGTATAAATAGTAATAACCGAATTCAGGAATATTAGATGGCTTACTTAAATTTTAGAACCGCTGCACCGCACTTAATTAATACACAAGATGTAGTTAAGGATAACGGTCTCGGCAATGCCGATATTGATAATAACTTTAATACTATTAACCAACTTAAGTTGGAAAATAACGGCTATGATGTAGCGGATTTACTATACGCGGGTAGTGATGGTGAGTTGACGACTCTCAGCAAGGGAAGTGGCGGACAGTATCTAGTAATGAATCAAAGTGGTACTGCTCCAGAGTGGACGGACAATGTTATATCTTGGACCGGTATTACGGATAAACCTACTGAATTTCCTCCTACAAAAGCCAGTAATGTAACTATTGGCGGAGTTAAGGCCGACGTGGTAGGAAACACTACGTTTATTGATGAAAATGGCGTAATTGTTGCCAACATTCCATCTTTAGTTGAAGAAGATGTAATAGTAAAAAGCTTGTACACAAATAGTGTACAGGAAAAAATTAACTATAAAACAAATGCAACTGGAACGGTGCAACATAACTATACTAGTGGTACTATTTGGTATCACACTTTGTTATCTTCTAACTTCACTGCTTCATTTACTAATGTACCAAACACCGCTAATACAAGTACGGTATTTGTTTTAATATTAGATCACACTGGTCCGGTAAAAGCAAGACCTGTTGCGGTTCAAATTAACGGAACTACTAGAACTGTTTATTGGTTAAACGGTAGATTACCGGATGAAAATCCAGGAGGATATTTAACGGTATCTTTTACATTACTAAATACTGGAACAGATACTAGCCCGGTATGGCTAGTATTTGGACAGGGATTAGCGCATACGACAGTTTAATAGGAATATATTATGCCATTTTTAGATTCTATCAGTAGCACTTCTTCATGGTGGGCACCAGGTACCGCAGAGGATATACCTGATGAATTATTGGTTTTCCCTGAAGGTACGGTGTTTTTAAGCGTGTTTAAAAATATTACTCCTACTAGCACCCCGCCTGAGTCAGATATACCCAACGAATATTTTTCTTATAACTACTCAGTAGGAGTTAGATATAATTATGTGACTACGTATAGTTTGCCGTCCCATTATTATATTGGGGGTGATTCTCAAAATAATACTTTTACTATAAATGTCGATAATAATAGGGGCTACGGCGCGCAAGTTGGAAATGCCTATGTAAACGCTACTACGAATAATAGCGGGGGTCATTCTGGGGGCAATTTGAGCAGCTATCAAACACCAGCGACCAGGTATTCCATCAACAGCTATGTGTATACTACAAATTACGCGTCGAGCTATCACAGTCATTCTCATTCATCCTGGAAATTTCCTAGTATAACATATCAAACATTGTATACTAAACCTAAAAGGCTTAGAGCCCCGACAAAATATGGTCCTCCGGGGGCAGTGATAATGAGCGCTAATTCAAATTCTAGAGGCAAACAATTGAGAGAGTTATATCCGGATATGATCGGAGATTTTTATGTAGCATTTACCCCAGGAGATGACACGATATGGAATAAAGGCGATTCTAATCATTATGTGTCATCAGATGACGCAAATTCAATACAATATACCACTCTGATTAATTCAGCTGATAGCAATACCACAGCAATATCGCATATTCATACCTATGCATCTGGTAATTACTATGGGTTCCGTCAAACGTACTCGTATGCCTATTACAAGTCAGGTAGCAACGAGAGCTACGCTGGCGCCCACGAACATCAAGCCACTGGATCTTATCAAGTAAAACATGTAAATGCCACTAGAATATGGAAGGCATTTGTACAGGACGAATATTTTAGACCTTCTCCAGACATGATTGTATTATTTGATGGAGACATTACTGACTTGCCGAGAAACTGGAAAGTTTGTAACGGATTAAATGGTACTCCAGATTTAAGAGGTGGCATAATGTGTTGGAATTCTGAAAATAGATATGCAAATGATACTAAACGCAGTGCTTCTGGTTACTCGTACGCACAGCTTGACGATCCTACCCCAATTAAAACTAGCCATGCTCATACTGGATCTTATTATTCATTTTATGCAGGCAATGTGCAGCTACAGTACACGAGCCAACGCACGTTTCATAATTCCATAAATTATGACCACCAGCATACCAGGTCCAGCACCACCGCAAATATCTCGGTAACTGATCCATTAACGACAAAAAAATACCAATTCAAATATATACAATTTAAGTATCCACTATAAAGGAATAGCAATGGAATCCGAAAACGATATTATTGAGGGTCTTCCTCCAATAGAAGAAAGAAGTCTATCATTTACATTTGATGCTGATACCTTGCAATTTATGATGTCAATTGTAGGCCACAGATTTAATTGCAATGCGGAAGTGTTTTATCAAAAATTTCCTGATTTTAAATATGCGAAGAATGTGGTCTACATTCAGTACTATGAAATTAGAGATGAATTTGTAGTTCATAGAAAATATCCTGATAATCCAATAATAGACCAAGATACTTCTAGAATATGCATTGAGTGGGATTGGATCCAAGAAAATAAAGATGCATTGAAGCGCGTTTGTTATGAGGAGGTTTTATTCCAAATACAGGATATTCAATATGGAGTAGAAAAGAGAGTTATAGCGACATTAGATGAAACAGATTATCTAGTGACTCGTCATGCTGAGGAATCATTGGCTGGCAGCGATACTACGATTACTGCAGAAGAATTTACTCAGATTGTTGAATATAGAAAAGCTCTCAGAGCCGCAATGAAAGAAGAAAGGGCGTTGGGTAAAGAATTACACTTATCCGAAATGGTATTGCCAGAACCTCCTCCAATATTGCAAGATAGAGTTTTTACTACTGAAAAAGCTAGAGAAGAAGCTGAATACTATAAATTACAACAAGCACAAATAGAGTGATTGTTTAAATCATATAAATATTAGAAAGAATATCGGAGTATAAATGGCTGTATCATCCAACCTTTATGTAGATCAGGGAACTGATTTTACGGCAATCGTGAACCTGCAAAATATTTCGGGAGGGGCATTTGACCTCTCTAATTATTCTTTGCGCGCTCAAATGCGCAAAAATTATACTTCAACCACGTATATTGAATTTACGACTATTATTAGCGATGCCTTTAACGGTGTTTGCGAAATAAGATTGTCACCTACTGATACCGACGGTCTAAGACCTGGACGTTATGTATACGACGTGGAAGCAGTTTCACCTCAAGGGACGGTATACCGTGTTGTTGAGGGTATTGTGGAAATCATACCTAACGTAACGAGATAAAAATGGCTACACAGAATATTACAGCTACGGTAACACAGGGTAATGCATTATCTGGGCTAGCTAGCCCAGGTTCGACGGTAGATGTCGCAGGCATTGCAATCGGAGGGGTAAGATTGTCAGAATTGTCGGATGTTGTTATTGACGATAAAGATAAAAAAACGGGAGCATTAATGACATACGATGCAAGTACTGGGGGATTTAAAGTACTGACCGAAATAAACGCACCAGCATTAAAATTAACCGGAGGGGCATTCTAAATGACCGGAACAGTAATCAAGATTAAGTATAGTACCGTAACAGCCCAACCGGCAGACGATACATTAGAAATTGCAGAATTAGCGTATTCCTATATATCAGGATCCAATACGTTATTCATTGGCGCAGATGACGGCGCTGGTGGAACTACTGCCATTAAGATTGGCGGTCAAAAATACGTAAATTATTTAGACCATGCCAAAGGCACACTAACCGCTAGTGCAGCAATCCTGGTAGACTCCAATAAGTGGGTCGATGAGATCATCACTGGAGGATTAACACTAACAACTTCTGGTGGTTCGGGTACTCAAAAGGTTACTTCAATCAGTACGGAAATCGACGGGACTTCCACAAACGGTCAGCTAATTACTGCTCTTGCCGTTAAGAACTACGTTGATACTACCGCAGCAGCAGTTGATCTTGGTGAACTAAATGACGTTACGATCACTAATGCCACCGGCGCTCAGATTCTTTTATACGATAGCATTAACAGCGAATGGGTAAACCGTGGTTTATCTGGTGATGTTACTATCAACGAAAGTGGCGTTGCAGATATTGCAGCAACTGGCGTTACTACTGGTTCCTTTGGTTCGGCCACATCTATTCCAACATTTACTGTTGCCGCTGACGGTCGATTGACTGCCGCTGGTTCTGTTAATGTTGCAACAAGTTTAAATGTTCGTGGTGATGATTTAACTACCACGACAGTAGATCTTTTAACTGATACACTTTCTATCGGTGGTGGCACTGGTATTAGTACAACCACTAGCGCAGATAAAATTACCGTTAAGTTAAATGACACTTCAGTTATTGCTGGGGCATATGGTTCTACTAGTGCTATCCCAACTTTCACGGTTGATCAACAGGGTCGTTTGACTTCTGCTGGTAGTGTATCCATTACAACATCATTGAGTATCCAGGGTGATACAGGCACTGATACTGTATCACTTGCCAATGATACGTTAGACTTTGCTGGCGGAGTTGCTTTAACCAGTAGTGTTACTGATAATGTAGTAACATATAACTTAGTTAATACTTCGGTTACTGCAGGTGCTTATGGTTCAGCGACAACCATACCAACATTTACCGTTGATGCGCAAGGTCGTTTAACTGCTGCAGGAAGCGCATTAGTTTCTACAACCACATCATACGCTGGCGATAGTGGCTTAGGTAATATTACTACTGGCAGTGCACTAACAATTGCTGGTGGAGTTGGTCTAACAACTGAATACGATACCGGTACATTAACAGTTGATCTAGATAATACAGCTGTAACTGCTGGATCTTACGGTAATGCAACAACCATACCAACGTTTACAGTTGATGCACAAGGTCGTTTAACTGCCGCTGGAACTGTGCTTGTTTCAACTACTACTTCTATTGCCGGTGATACTGGTTCAGGTAGTGTTGCAACAGGAAGTGCAATCACTTTTGCCGGTGGAACTGGTTTAACTACTGATTGGGACACAAATAACGATACGTTGACAGTCACACTAGATGATACCGCAGTTACTGCTGGTACATATGGTGCGGCCACGACGATTCCTCAATTTACTGTTGATGCTCAAGGTCGTATTACAAATGCAACCACGGTAAGCATTAATGCTAACTCATATGGAACGTTCTCGGTCGATCAGGCCGGCACATTCACTTGGGCAGATTCTGGTACTACTGTTGCTTCCGGTAATGCCGATACAGTTAGATTTGTTTCTGGTGAGGGTATCAACCTATGGGTAGATGGTACCAATGATGCAGTTAAGTTTGATAACACCGGCGTTCTTTCGAATGTTGCTGGTACTCATATTACCGTTTCTAGCTCAACCGGCAACGTAACAATTGGTACTGATGCCACTTCAGCAAATACTGTATCAACAATTGTTGCCCGAGATGCTTCTGGTGACTTTGCTTCTAATAAAGCAACATTAAATGAATTGCAAGTTGATGATATTAATATCAACGGCAATGTTATTTCAACGACCACTACTGATGAAAATCTTCAGTTGACCGCTAACGGTGATGGTATTGTTGAAATTACTTCAGATACCAATATTACTGGTGGTCTTACTATCACCGGCGATTTGACTGTAACTGGTACATCTACTCAGATTAATGTACAAGAATTGGTGGTTGAAGACCCGATCATTTACTTAGCGTCTGCTCAAACTCCTGGCGTTGATACAACAACCGATATCGGTTTTGTTGGAAACTATATCTCTGGTGGTGTTTATGCTCACACAGGTTTGGTACGTCATACGGCAGACGGCATTTGGTATCTATTTGACCAATACACGCCAGAAGTTGACGAGAATGGTAACGTTGTAGATATTGCAGATGCATCGTTTAACATTGCATCACTTAATGCTAACGTTGTTGGTACACTTACTGGTGTCGCTGAAACAGCCACTAAACTTCTAAACTTACGTACAATCTCACTATCAGGTGATGTCGTTGGTTCATTAGAATTTGACGGTAGTGCTGATGCAAATATGGCTGTCACAATCCAGCCAAACTCAGTAGCCCTAGGAACAGATACTACAGGCAACTATGTTGCAACACTTGCCTCATCTAACGGTGGTCTAACAGTTACTGATTCTGGTTCAGAATCTTCTGCAGTTTCAATTGAACTTGATACCACAAATTCTACATTCACCAATGGTGCAAAAGATGCATTTGGTGCAAGTATTAATGGCGGAACATACACCAACATTGCACTTTCATACAATACCGGAACTAAAGTTGTCACTGGATCAGTCAATACTGCCACAACAGCCGTTAAAGGTATTGCATCGTTTAGTGCTGATAATTTCACCGTCACTTCAGGCGTAGTAACTGTTTCTAGAATTGAAGGTGGAACGTTCTAAAATATGATATAAATATATGTAAGTAATTTGTTGAAACAAAAGGGGTTCTCTTTAGAACCCCTCTTATAAGGTCAATACCTAATGGCAACCAGTATTATACATAAGAAGTCTTCCGTTCCTGGGAAGATTCCATCAACTACTCAGCTCGAGTATGGTGAACTTGCCGTAAACACGGCAGACGGCACGATTAGCCTCAAAAATGATCCAGGTACAGGTGAACAAATCACCACGATTTATTCCGCAACGGAAAATACAATCGCAATCGATACCACCGGATACTCAAACTCCACAGCATCAACTTTAAAAGACGTACTAGACGATCTAGACGGAGCAATATCCAATGTTACTAGTGGAGGAGTCGTAGTAGACCCTAATAGTATCTTGGGAAGTGGAACTGCAATCGATCCGTATTATGTAACACTAGACTCTGTGCTGTCTGCAGGTAATACCACACAATCAAATTTAACGGTTAATGACTTAACGGTCGAAGGAACATTTACCGTTGATGGTATATCAGTTACACAGATTGACGGCGCAACTCTAGATGATATCGTTGCGCTCAGTATAGCCTTAGGATAATATAAACATGGCAAATAAATTTAAACTTCATACATTTGACGGTTCTTCTACGTTTGCAAATACGCAGATGGCAGTATATACCGCACCAGCATTAACTACTACAGTTGTTATAGGCTTAACGATAAGCAATATTACACAAGCAACTTTAGTGTATATTGATGTAAAAGTAAATAACGTCGATGGTGATCAAGTATTTTTAGTTAAGGGCGCGCCTGTTCCTCAAGGCGGTTCGATTGAAATCATGTCGGGAAACAAGATAACACTGGAAGAAGGTGATGGCATCTTGGTATATTCAGATACAGCATCATCAATAGATACAATCGTAAGCGTAATGGAGCAGTCATAATATGGCACAATATATCGGTAATTCACCAGCAAATATTCTCTTACAAACTAAGAGACAGACATTTACTTACATTGCTACTGCTGGTCAAACAATTTTTTCCGGAACTGATGCGTTCTCTCAGTCCTTCGTAGCTCCATCATTAGCGCAAATATTGGTTTACGTTAATGGATCATTGATTGAACCGCATGAATATTCTAATACAACATCCACTCTAACACTAAACGCTGGTGTTAGTGCCGGTGATACTGTAGTTGTTTTCACTGAAATAGAAGCTGCTTTAGTATCGTCGTATACTCGCGAAGAGACGTTAGATTTAATCAACTTGACTCTTTCTAGTGGATTTGATACATTATTTTCAGCAAAAGATACCGATGATCTCGCAGAAGGCACTAACCTATACTATACCGACGCTAGAGCGCAAGGTGCTATCTCAACAGATGCAACACTATCATATTCAGATGGTGTAGTTTCTATGCCTCTATCTGGCGTTACTGCCGGGGAATATGGTTCTGCAAGTACAGTTCCTGTTATTACAGTTGATGCTCAGGGTCGCATTACATCCGCATCTACGACCAATGTTGCTGGAGTTAGCGGGTTCTCATATGTACCTTCAACTAACACATATACTATCACAACTTCAGCCGGAACTAGTTTCGATGCTACTGGTGATTTAACTTCATTCGATACTGGTGATCTTGCAGAAGGCACTAACTTATATTATACTGATGCGCGTATTAACGATTTCCTTGCCACCAATGGATACGATTCTGCCATTGCTGCCAAAATTAACTCAGCTGATTTTACTTCAACAGCAGATACTTGGATTAATACTAAAAATTCTGACGTCCTCGATGAAGGCGTTACTAATTTATACTATACGGATACACGAGTTGGTGATTACCTTGACAACAATGGATATGATACTGCGGCAAATATTGTAGCGTCAATCGTAGACACTGCTCCTACTACACTAGATACTCTAAACGAACTTGCGGCAGCTTTGGGCGATGACCCTAACTTTGCAACTAGTATCAGTGATGCTATCGGATTGAAGGCTAACACTGCTGATTTAGGAACTGCCGCAGCACAAAATGTTGAATACTTTGCAACTGCTGCTCAAGGTACTCTTGCTGATAGTGCATTGCAATCAGTTGCATTTACTGATCTTACAACAACTCCAACGACAATCTCTGGATACGGTATTACTGATGCGTTCGATGGTGCTTATGCAAGTTTAACTGGCGTTCCTACTTTAGGAACAGCTTCTGCTGAAAATGTAGAATACTTTGCCAGCGCAGCGCAAGGTGCATTGGCGGATAGCGCATTGCAATCAGTTGCATTTGCAGATCTTACTTCAACCCCAACGACACTTGCAGGATATGGTATCACTGATGCATTTGATGGTGCATATTCAAGTCTAACAGGTACTCCGACGACACTTGCAGGATATGGTATTACTGATGCTCCAGCATCATTGACTGATCTTGGAATCACAGATGGTACTATTGGTCAGATCCTCACCACTGACGGAGCTGGTGGATTTACATTCGAAGATGCTGCAGAACCTTTAGTAGTTTCAGGTACTGCACCAGCATCACCAGAAGAAGGTGCATTGTGGTTTGATAATGTCACTACTGGTCAACTCTACGCATATGTAGGTACTTCATGGTTGTCAACAGCTGGATTGACAACGTTAAGCTTCTCAAGTGTTGGTGATCTATCTGATGTAGATATTACGACATCTACTCCAACTGCAGGACAAGCGTTAGTTTGGGATGCAGTAAATTCTAAGTTTATTCCAGGAGAGTCTTTCAGTCAATCTGATTTTAATACCGCATTTGCAGCTAATAGCACAGATGATTTGGATGAAGGTACGACTAACCTATACTATACGGATACTCGTGCAGACGCTAGAATTACTCTTGCATCTAGTAATTATGCCACCGCTGCGCAGGGTGTATTAGCAGATACTGCTTTACAGACAGTCGCATTTGCGGATCTCACGACAACTCCAACCACGATCGCTGGTTATGGTATCACTGATGCCTTTGATGGTGCGTACTCAAGTCTGACTGGCACTCCAACCACGATCGCTGGTTATGGTATCACTGATGCCTTTGATGGTGCGTATTCAAGTTTAACTGGCACTCCAACTTTAGGAACAGCTTCTGCTGAAAATGTCGAATACTTTGCTACAGCTGCTCAAGGCGCTTTGGCAGATACTGCTTTACAGACAGCTGATTTAACTGGTTATGCCACTGAAACATTCGTGAATAACGCAGTAGCTGCAAAAGATAATACAGACGAGATTACAGAAGGCACGACTAACCTATACTATACAGATGCACGCGTCGAGACAAAGATTGATGCATATGTAACTGGTGGAACTGGTGTTACAGTTACATCTGGCGAAATCGCAATTGGTCAAGACGTTGCAACTACTGCTGACGTTATCTTCAACGACATTTCTGCCAACGGAAACGTTGTTATTGACGGCAACTTAACTGTTTCTGGCACAACTGTTACTATCAATGCTACCGACCTTGCCGTTGAAGATAACATGATATATCTCAACTCAGGTAGTGCCGTTGCCAATCCTGATCTTGGTATTGCTGGTAACTATAATGATGGTACATACGCACATGCAGGCGTCTTCCGCGATGCTACTGATGGAGTATGGAAGTTCTATGATGGATACACACTAGAACCAGATGCATCTGTTTTCATTGACACATCACATGCCTCATTCAATTTAGCATCAGTTCAGGCAAGTTCTTTTATTGGCGATGTTACTGGCACAGTTTCATCTTTATCTAATCATACCACTACAGATCTAACCGAAGGAACTAATCTTTATTATACTGATACAAGAGTTGGTACATATCTAACAACAAACTCGTACGCGACAGAAACGTTTGTTGGTTCTGCGATCACAACTGCATCTAGTAACTACGCTACAGCTGCACAAGGTGCATTAGCAGATAGTGCACTCCAAACAGTTGCTTTCGGCGACCTCACATCGACCCCAACAACATTGGCTGGATATGGTATCACGGATGCGTTTGACGGTACTTATGCAAGTTTAACTGGAGCTCCAACTGTTCCATCTGCATTGACGGATCTTGGAATTACTGACGGTACTATCGGACAGATTCTTACTACAGACGGTGCCGGTGGATTTACATTCGAAGATTCTACTGGCGGTGTTGTCGTATCAGCAACAGCCCCTACATCACCGGCAGAAGGTGCACTATGGTTTGATAATGTTACAACCGGCCAACTATATGCGTATGTTGGAACTTCCTGGCTATCAACTGCCGGTCTAACGACGTTAAGTTTCTCAAGTGTTGGCGATTTATCTGATGTAGATATTACTTCAGCCGCTCCTACTGATGGTCAAGCATTGGTTTGGGATAATGCCAATTCTAAGTTTATTCCTGGCGATGTTTCTGTAGACTTTACTGGTTATGCAACAGAAACATACGTTGGTACAGCAATATCTACAGCATCTAGCAATTACGCTACAGCTGCACAAGGAACTCTTGCTGATAGTGCATTGCAAGCAGCCGATTTGACTGGATATGCTACAGAAACTTATGTCGGTACAGCAATATCTACAGCATCTAGTAATTATGCGACTGCGGCTCAAGGTACACTTGCCGATAGCGCATTACAGGCTGCCGACCTAACTGGTTATGCCACGGAAACATATGTTGGTACGCAGATTGCTAACTTGGTTGACACTGCGCCATCAACATTAGATACATTGAATGAGCTTGCTGCAGCATTGGGAGACGATCCTAACTTTGCTACAACAATTACAACTTCATTGGGAGAAAAAGTAGATCTTACTGGAACTACTACTGCTGTTATTCCATTCTATTATGCAGATCAGACATCATTCCCAAGTGCAGCAACATATCATGGCGCCATAGCACACAGTCATGCAGATGGTGCAATGTATTTTGCGCACATGGGAACGTGGGTTGAACTTGCAAATTCAACTGATTTAGTTTCTGATGTTAGCGGATTATCTGATGTCGATCTAATAACAACACCTATCGCAGACGGAAATACTTTGGTGTGGAATGCTTCTTCTGGAACATTTATTCCAGGAGATCATGCAATCTCGGCAGTAGGTT